TTAATCTCCTGAGTAGGTGACTTATCTTCCATATTAATACTATTACCTTGAGAGGGTGCAATTAAACTTCTTCCAAAACCTATCGTGGGGTCTGCAGGTACCGTAACAACTGATAATTCGTGTACACTCCAGCTTCTAGCAAGCATACCTTCCTCAGTCTCATCAATATCATTAATAGAATATCCAAAGCTAACACCTCGAATGATTCCATCCTGCACATCTTGTAAAATCTCAGATGCAAACTTGCTTCTTGAAAAACGAATTTTTGCATAACCGCGTTTGTCCTCTCCGATGTAGGCACTCTCGACTACCCCTATCGGTTTATCAAAATTGTGATTAAACAAAACTGCACCGCCATCATTCAGTCTTGAAAGATCAGCAGCACCACGTTCATGGCTTAATATTTCGTTACCGAAATAACGCTTTACTGGATATTCTGAAGAAAAAGGAAACTCAAATGTTCTTGATTTCACATTTTTGAAATCAGTAACTTCTTTTCTTTCCAGTTTGTCATCAGAACCTATTGTTCTGATAGCTGCGATCTTAGTCAAAGTAGAAAACTTATGACCGACCTTACGATCAGTAGCTTCACCATTTCTATAAAGAGTAATGAGTGCAGCGGGATCATCTGCTGTTCCTGTAATAGTAAAGGAACTATCTGGTACATCTATTGATCCATCTCTTACGATGCGATCAATTTTTCCTCTAGCTGTACCAC